CTTCGGGCCAATGATCGCGCTTAACTTTGTTGTAACCGTTAATTCGGACTTGGCAACGGGCGCAACGATTGCAACTATCGGCAATATTGATGATACCACGGGCGGGCCAATTGCTTACCTGTGCGCCTTTAGGTCGGACGGAACTTTCAAAACACTCATCAAAGTTAAGTACAGCAAAAACATCATCGCGAATGCGGCGATCCCGGCTGGCATATGGTACGTCAATGCCTGTGTTGTTGTGTGATGTGGTACGCAATAATCATTTTGGCGGTGCTGGTGTATATCTATATTACTATGTGAGGTGATACGATGGCGGTATATGTAGGATCGGCACGTATTGACGAGCATGGACAGGCCCACGGCGGCATGGCAGGCGACCAGACCGGCGGCGAGGTGTCGACGCAGCGGTGGTACCTGCACACACAGGGATCGTGGAGAGTGTTCCGGGCGCGGGAAAAGGATAGGGCGGAGATGATCGCCCGGTGCATGCAGGCAGCGTGTGACAACCATCACATCGGGTACGACCAGTATCAGCGGGATACGCTGTACAATACGGCCCGGCTGGTGGGCTTCGACTGCTCGCTGGTGGACAGGGATGTGGAGACGGACTGCTCCGCGCTGGTGCGGGTGTGCTGCGCCTATGCGGCGATCGACACCGGGAACTTTCGCACGTACAACGAGCCGACTGCGCTGATGAAAACCGGGCATTTCAACGAGATGGTGGGCGCGAAGTACCAGAAGCGGCCCGACTACCTCCGGCGTGGTGACATCCTCGTGACGCCATCCTCCGGGCACACGGTGGTGGTGCTGAGCGATGGGAAATACGCCGATCAGGCGGATGATATACAGGAGGAGATGGACGAGATGGACACGCTCAAGCAGGGCAGCAAGGGGCCGCAGGTGCGGACGCTCCAGCGGCTGCTCAATGCCATATGCGGGGAGAAGCTGGACGTGGACGGCGACTTCGGCCCGGCGACGCGGATCGCGGTGGCGGCCTACCAGACCACGCGGGAGCTGGAGATCGACGGAGTGTGCGGCCCGATGACCTGGAAGCGGCTGCTTAAGGGAGAGTGATCGGCATGCCGGAGGGGATCGTGGTGGCGCTGATCGGCCTGGCGGGGTCTGGCATCGGCTCGCTGGTGGGCGTGCTGGCATCGTCCAAGCTCACGCAGTACCGGATCGAGCAGCTGGAGCACCAGGTGGCGAAGCACAACAACCTGATCGATCGGATGTACAAAGTTGAGGAAGCGCAAAAAGTTACGGACGAGAAGATCCGGGTGGCGAACCACCGGATTGATGACCTGGAAAAGAGAGGAGCATGAGCATGAAGCAGAACAGGATGAGATCGTGGGCGCTGTGGAGCGCCGTGCTGGGTGAGATCGTGAGCGTGCTGGCCATGACCGGGCTGCTACAAAAGTGGGGCATCACGAGCGAGCTGGCGGATAAGATCATCGCGATCATCGGCGAGCTGCTGGCGATCTTCGGCATCGTCAACAACCCCACGGTGAGCGACAGGCTGTAAAGAGAGGGCGGGAGAGATCCCGCCCTCTCTGTTTTAGCAAATGGAACATGCCATTGTAATGGGATAGACCATTTGTATATGATCAAAATTTCCAGCGGATGGTTATGGATCGGCCATCCAGCTCGATACGATCGATCAGGGACTCTACAAGGCTGCGCTTTTCGGCGTACACATCGCGGGCGATGACATCCGCGAAGGTGGCGACGATCTGCGCGGCTTTTTTTGTATCCATTCCCCTGGACGCTGTGAGGGCTTCAATTTCGCCCTGTAAGCGTTTCTCGCGTTCAGCAAGGGGATCGACCCGGTTTTGCAATTCAGCGGCGGAAAAGGCGGTTTTTGTGACGTACAGATCAAGCAGGCGATCCTTCTGTCGGCGGACATCCGCGAGGGAGGCTTCCAGCATGGCCATGCGCTCATCCGTAGGTGGCTGCGAACTGGTTTTTTTCAGCTCCGATGGATCGGTGGAGAGTTTGGCGATCTGATCCAGGATGAGCGCGTCAAGCTCCGTCTCACGCCAGTATGTATTTTTGCAATTCGGATCGCGTATCATTGAGGCGTTCCGCTTCATCGCCGAGTAACATGCATAATAAATCGAATAATTTGTTTTGTGAACGCCATACCGGGCACCGCACCGTGCGCACCAGATCAGGCCGGACAGCAGGTGGTTTCTGCCGCTGACGGCCTGTTTTTTTCGTGCCTGCTCCGAGCGCACCGAGAGCCGATCCTGCACCGCGTCGAACAGCGCCCGATCGATGATCGGTTCATGGTGACCCTCATAGGTTTGGCCCGAAAAGACGATCCGACCGATATATGCCGGGTTTTGCAGCACCTTGCGGATCGTGCACTCCGACCAGATCCCGTGCCGGTGCGAGATGCCAGCGGCGAGGAACTTCTGCGCGATCTGGCGGAGGGACAGGCCGGAGGCATAGAGGCGGAAAACCTCCCGCACTTGCATGGCCTCCGGGGGATAGACCACCAGCTCGCCGTCGGTATAGTCATAGCCGGTTGGGGCGGATGATCCGCCGTGGTATTTGCCTTCCTTCGCCCGGGCCTCGCGGCCCATCGTCATCCGCTCCTTGATCTGTTCGCGCTCAAGCTGCGCAAATACGGCGAGGATGCCGATCATGGCCCTGCCGAAGGGCGTGCCGGTGTCGAACGATTCCGAGATGCTGACGAACTCGCAGCTGTGGGCGAGAAAAATGCGCTCGATCAGGTACAGGGTATCGAGCTGCGACCGGGAAAGCCTGTCCAGCTTGTACACCACCACCCGGGACACCATGCCGCTCTCCACGTCCCGGATGAGCTGCTGGAGGGCGGGGCGATCCGTTGATCCGCCGGAGTATCCGGGATCGGTGTACAGCTTCACATCGCGCCAATTCATAGCGTCACAGTAGGAATTGAGCCGGGCGGCCTGCTCATCGATGGAGTAGCCTTCCCGGGCCTGCTCCTGGGTGCTGACGCGGGTGTACAGGGCGATCATTTAGGCATCCTCACTTCCGGCGGCTGGCAGGTGCCACAGGCATGATACCCAAGATCAAGCGCCTCATCCTGGTTGTGGAAGCCGATCCTATCATAATTTGAGATGTTCTGGACGTGGCGGCATGAGGTGAAATGGAAAACCTTCGTCTGTTTGTTTCCGATGAAGATGATGGGCCGGGTATCCTGCACCTGGGCGCGGCGGGCCTTCCGGGTATAGTGGACGATGATGGCGATGGTGAGCACCAGGCCGATCGCGGCACCGATCATCCATGCGGCCAGCATCTTGCTCACGCCAGACCAGATCAGCGCAACGATGATCACGACAAGGACAAAGGTGAGCATGGTATTACCTCCTTTTCTTATCGGAAACCAAGCGCAGCGCCGGTATATGGTGTAAAGAAGATCTGCCCATTCAATTCGATCACATAGCCATCCTTGAGCGTGACGTTCGCGCGTTCGCCGTTTGTGAGGTAGTACGAATCGACATATCCTCCTTTCTCATCCTCGATATGTACGTAGGATGAATCGGAGCCGGACACAAAGATCGTCCACCTTCCGGCTGGTATATCGTCGCCTATCACATAGTCACCGGATGGGACAAGTACCTTTTGCAGTTCATCCGAGGCCCAGAGGGCCTTGTCCACTCGCGCCTTCAGATCGAGCAGTTCTTCAAAGGACATGCCGGAGAGATCGATGGCGGCATAAGCGGCAGCGCCCACCAGGGCGAGGACGAGCAGAACACATAATACCTTTTTCATGATGCACCTCCATATTAGCGCCGGTGCTTTGAACGGCGCATTTCTTCCACGACACCCAGGATGCGGACGGGCAGGGCCGCGACCTGCTCCGCCGTAAAGGCGATGGGATCATATGCCGGGTTGAGCGGCTGCAGGATCATGCCAGAGTCGGTGAGCCTGATCCGCTTGAATGTGGCCTCGTCGCCGTTGACCATTACCGCGCAATCATCGCCTGTTTCGCATGTCTCCGTTTTGCGGAGGATCAGCACGTCCCCGCTGCGGTATTCTGGGTACATCGAGTCTCCGCGCACTTTAAGGGCGAAGTATTCCCGACCACCGGCGAGCCATGACGCGGGTATGTCCTCCCAGTCGATGATGTCCTCGATGGCGTCGATGGGTATTCCTGCCGGGATGCGGCCAAGCACCGGGACGCGGTTCGCGCGGGGCTGGCCCATATCCTCCGACGCCCCGAGCAGCCAGTCGGCGGACACGCCGAGCACTTCGGCCATTTTGGCAACCATGTCAGATCCCGGATCACGCTCGCCACGTTCCCAAGCGGAAACTGCGCCTTGTGATACGTCCATGCGCTCGGCGAGGTCTGTCTGGGTGATGCCGAGCTTTTTCCGGGCCTGTACAAACCTTTTCCTGTCCAAAATATCACCTCCTGTTGTATTTTATCATACTTTTGTAATAATGTCTACAAACAACTGTAGTATTGCTGTTATTAACAGATACAACATGGTGTAGTATAATACGTATGTAGTAAGAAATGAGGGGGCGAAAAACACGACTGCAATAGAAAAATATCGGAGGGATCTGGGGATCACCCAGGACGAGCTGGCCCGGAGGACGGGCACCACACAGCAATCGGTGAGCCTGTGGGAGAGCCGGAAACGGACTCCAAACATCAAGCTGCTGATGCGGATCGCGACGGTGCTGGGCTGCACGCTGGACGAGCTGGCGGGAGACTACGCGGAGTAAGGGAGGTGATACAAGATATGAAGGCTGGCAAAGAGGGGGAATACAGAAGCGCGGTCTACACCAGCCGCCCGGACTATGCGGATTTTGACGCCCCCGCCAAGTTTCAAGCGATTTTTTCGATCATTGCGAAGCGGCTGATCGAGCACCCGAAGGCGATCTGCTCCTATTCCGGCGGGAGTGATAGCGACATCCTGATCGACTGCATCGAGCGCGTGCGCATGATGCATCCCGGGCGGATCGCGCCGGTGAAGTACATCTTCTTCAACACCGGGCTGGAGATGCGGGCCACAAAAGACCACGTCAAGGCCACAGCGGAGAAGTACGGCGTGGAGATCGAGACAGCGCGGCCCAAGATCGGCATCGTGAACGCGGTGCGTGCGCACGGTGTGCCATTCGTAAGCAAGATCATGAGCGCCGGACTGGAGGAGTGGCAGAAGAAGGGCGTGCCGCTGACCATCGCGGACGAGTACGCCCGGGCGGAGGACAAGGCAGCGAAGCGGCGGGAGCTTCGGGAGCGGTACCCGCACTGCGAGAGCGTGATCAACTTCCTGTGCTGCTGCAACAGCGCCGGGGAGCCGAGGCCGAACATTCAGCTGGTCATCAACTCCAGCAAGTACATGCTCGACTTCCTGAAGGAGACGCCGCCGCAGTTCATGATCAGCGCGAAGTGCTGCGACTACTGCAAAAAGCAGCTGGCGCACAGCGTGCAAAAAGGCTACGAGATGGTCATCACCGGCGAGCGGCGCGACGAGGGCGGAATGCGTTCCGTGCCCAGGAAGGGCGAGGCCAACAGCGCGATGTGCTTCGCAGAGACCGCGCAGGGACAGTACCGGCTCCGGCCGCTCTACTACGTAAGCGACA